TTTAGTTTCATTTTCTTATCAATTCTAATATCTTCAATAACGTTTAGATAAGAATGTGGAATATTGTATTTCTTTTTTGCTTCGTTTAATTTTGTTTCATCAGCAGGAGTCCATAATGCATGACCAACTTCATGTCCACAAAGTAAATCATATAAATCATTAGACATATTGTCCCAAATAGGTAAAACTAAATTTCTAGTTTTAGGAACAAAGTGTGCTGTTTTAACTTTTCTATGTTCTACGTTTAAGTTTTCAGTTGCAAGTAATTTAGCAAGATTTGATTTCTGCTCTTTAGATATTGTATTCATATGTGACCTGTTTTTCATAATATAGTGCTATCCTATACCATTTTGGTTTAAATTGCAAGAAAAAATGGCATAAAATACAAAAAAAGAACCTTTATAAATCAACGATTTACTGCTGGTGCGTCAAAACGCACAGCCTATGTTCTCGCTTTGTTCTCATCTTCCTACTTGATTTAGATACTTATTCTTGGTTTCTTCCCATGATAAATGTATCAAATCATCATAATACAGCGTCTCCATGT